GATTGGAGTAATGCAATGATGTTTTACAATGGATTTAATCTGATGATAGACATAATCCTTGCTTGCATAGTAGGCTTCACCTTCTATCGAATTGGACGACGAGAAGGATTTATTGAAGGCTACGGCGCAGGTGAACAAGATACAAACGATTGGTATACAGGTCAGCTAGAGCCACCTCTTGATGACATGGACGATTATCAAACTTGGAACGAGGCACAGAAGAGCACGCCTCCGTTCTAAACAGATGTTGGTCGCACTCTCTGCTTGAGTTTCCAATCCTCGCAGAGAGGGCGGCCAACCCAAACATTCAGCCAATCAGCCGCCTATCGCTATTGCTTCTGCGGCTGATTGGCTGAATGTTTGGGTTGGGGGCTTTATAACGATTGCATAACAAGTCTGCATTACTAGGAGAGATGCCCTAATGTTCTACCTATCAGCAAGTCGCTGGTGTTTGTGCTAATAGAAGGTGAGAGATACATGGCACATGAGTTAGAGATAGGTGAGGACGGCACAGTTGCGTTCGCACTTAGAGGAGAGCCCGCATGGCATGGCCTTGCTAACGCTCTATTCGACAAAGATGAGAATGTAACCACTGAGGTTATGCTCAAGTCTGCTAAGTTAAACGATTGGAATGTCAATCTTGAGTTAATCGAGAAGGACAAATACAACTTCGTTTCTGAGTCATACATGGTGACTCGGACTAATCCATTCGGACAGGGCACTGATGTTCTATCAGTGGTCGGTGACCGATACAAAGTCGTGCAGAATGAGGAGTTATTCGCATTCGGTGACGGCATACTAGACGGCGGTGCCTCATGGGAATCCGCTGGCTCAATTAAAAACGGTAGAGTCGTATTCGGCTCATTGGTAGTGCCTAGAGAATTCATCCTAGATGAGCAGGGCGCTAACGATAAGACAACAACTTATCTACTCGTTCACACTTCGCATGACGGCTCAACAGCAGTTCAAGCGAACATCACACCAGTTAGAGTTGTTTGCCAAAACACTCTTAACATGGCATTGAATGGTTCTAAGCAATCATTCAAGATTCGTCACACAAGCACAGTCGACGGTCGTATCGCTGCAGCCCGAGAGGCTCTCGGTTTGACATTCGCACACATGGATTCATTCGAGACCATGGCTCGTGAGTTATTCGAATCAACAATAACTAACGTTCAGTTCAACAAGATTGTTGAGACACTTTATCCAAAGCCTGATGATACAGCCAACAAGGTTGCTCTCACTCGCTACGATAACAAGGTTGGTCTAATCCAGGACCTATATCTGCAATCTCCAACTAATGCCAACATCAAAGGCACAGCATGGGGAGCGCTAAACGCTCTCACCGAGCGCCTAGATTACTATCGTGCAAAGCGTGGAAGCAATGAGTCATTAATCGCAGGAGCAAGTGGGTTTGACCCAGTTGTAAATGCGGAGAAGGCTCGCATCCTCTCAGTAGTGCGAGAAGCAGTCTCGGCATAACACAAAGCCCCTCAAGCCTACAAAGCTTGGGGGGCTTTTTGTTTGGGTTGGCTACTATGGCTATGGCTGTGAACGCTAGTGAACACGCCAGCCATAGCCATAGTAGCCAACCCAAACATTTATAACGATTAGATAACAAGTCTGCTTTACATCTATAAGCGTGAGAGAGTTCTCTTATTAGCAGATGGTCTGCTAATGGGAAGGTGAGAGATGAACACAACAACCCAACTAACTTGGAGAGATGGAGTGGAAGCAATAGACACTCTAGTATCTGCCGAGTTAGACAAGCAAGAGTATCCGCAGGAAGCGGTTGCTAATGCCGTAGTCGCTATGACTACTAACTTACAGCACCGAGATTACTTCTTAGGTCTAGCCAAGTGCGACAACCTAGAGGTTATGACCTCAGTAGCCGTAAATGTAATCAACCAAGTTGATAATGAAATGGATAAAGTGCCGTTCTATGCGTGCCTATCTGCTTTCTATTATGAACTTGGCGCAGATGAAAGTGCTAAGGAAGCGTTGGCTTTCGCACTACAAATCAACTCTCAATACAGTTTAGCAAAACTGCTAGACCGAGTTATTGAGGCTGGCTGGACAAACTCAGCGATGGGAACTATGCGTAAGGAACTACACCCAAAGGTCGTTGAGGGATTGGAACAAAATGCTGATACACCTATTACGGAAGGTGGCAACTAATGACCGCTAGAGTAAAAGTAGATAAGGCTATGCTTATCAAGGCTCTACAAGATAGATTAGCGTTGGGCGAAAAGGCTAACGCTATTCAGGAAAAGAACAACGCTAAGTATGAGGCTGAGAAAAAGGCTTGGTCAGAAAAGTTGGCTTCTTTAGCCAAGTCTGGCAAGTTGGACTTTGAGGATGTAAATGTATCTACTTGGAGAAACACCATAGAAATCAAATACACCTACAAAGAAACAACAGCCTTGCCTAAAGAACCTGAAAGAGCAGATAGCCCTGAAGGAACATTACCAAATCATCAAGCAGAGGAAATCAACAACACGATAAAACTGCTTAATATGACTACTGACCCGTTCGTTGGTGCGTCATTGTATAAAGATGTAGTGCGCTACATCTAACAAATACGATAGCCCACTTCGCAAATAGCGGAGTGGGCTATTTTTGTATTACCAAAATGCTATTTTGTTTGGGTCGGTAAGCATAGGTAGGGAGGTCTGGAACAGCTCCGAACTACCTATGCTTACCGACCCAAACATAATCGTTATCAAATCGTTACCAAATAAAAGCGATACGGCGTGGACAAAGAGAAACAAATAGTATTCAATGAGCGCATGGAGAGAGAGAGTGACACTCACGCCATAACAACTACTAGGGAAGGAAAGAGATAATGCCAAACTGGGTTGAGAACAGGCTTGTCATAACAGGCAACCAAGACAGTCTTGACAGGTTGAGGGAGTTAGTAGGACAGTCCTACACTACCTATAGCCAAGATTGGAATACCAACGAGGTATCGCAAGGAGAACATAAGGGCGTGTTCCAACTGTGGAACATTGTAAGCCCAACAGACTTAGCAAGTTACTTTGGCTTCAAGTCAGACGAGAAGTTTGCTGAGGAAAAACGCCAGCGTGAGGAAGCGAGCGCAAACATTGAACCAACGCAGGTTGGTGAAGTTATCCAAGTCATAAAGGAAGCCTTAGAAAAGAAGGTTACATTTGACATGCAAGAAAGTATGGCTCAGTTCTATCAAGACATACAGACTGGACAAGATTGGTATCACTGGAACATTCGGGAGTGGGGAACGAAGTGGGAGATTAGTCAGTCCACCTATACAGCCACACCTAACAAACTTATGTATTCTTACGCAACCGCATGGTCGCCACCTGTAGAGGCTATAAACAAACTTGCCGAGCTTTTTCCTGACCTTAACTTTACAAGTAGGTTCTTGGACGAAGGTGACAATTTTGCAGGAGAAATCCATTGGGAAGAAGGCGCACAAGTATTTGACACAGACTTGGAGATTAACCACGGTCTGAAAATGGAGATGTATGACTACTGCTACGCTTGCGACAGTGACAACATGGACGATACGGATTATGACGACCTTCGTAACGATTATGGCTGTGCTGAGTGGGGCAAACTTATCAAGATACCTACGACTGTAGAGGGGGCTGAGTAATGCCTTTCTACCAAGTTTGGGCTACTGTCCACCACGAAGCCACCTGTGTTATTGAAGCAAATGACCACGACCATGCCGTTGCGATTGCTACGGCGCTTAGCGGTATTGACTATGACAACCTTGGCTATACAAATGGAGCAGAAACAAGCGTAGATGAGATAGTTCCAACAGAGGAGAAGCCGTCCTCAACCTTCTACGACATTATGGAAAGCCTTTCATCAGAACCACACAGAATTGTCGAGCCTTTGCAAGACACATAGTTCTCCCTTCCCAAGTCGAGAGCAAACCTGCCCTGAGTCCCCTGACTCGGGGCAGTTTTGTTTGGGTTGGGCTTAATGGCTATGGCTGGAACGGCTTGTTTTGCTAAAAACCAGCCATAGCCATTAAGCCCAACCCAAACAAGCCTGTCAAGCCTCTATAACGATTTCATAACGAATCGGGAGAATCTATTGACAAGCAGAGGCTCGTTGTGCTACCGCTTTCTCAAAGAGAGAGAGAGCACAACAGGACTGTCAAGCTTGACCAAGCAAGAGAGAGAGCGAGCGCAGAGAGAGTGCGCCCCTTGTTACCTCTATGGATTAAACAGGAACATAACCCAATGGCGAGCGCATGGCTCAGCCAGCCCGACAAGCCTGCCTAGCCTGCGCCCTGCGCTCGCCAATGCGCTCGTTGGGCTACTGCCTACCAAACTTGTCGAGCCGTATTTATACGACCAGACCTACGGCTTCCCTGCCAGATAGGTAGTTACTACCCAGTAGCACCCCTGCTCAGGAAATACGATTACTCTCTCTCTTATTATTACTATGAGGATTAAACAGGGAATTAAATAGGGGGATTGCTCACGACCGCCAAGCCCTGCTTATGACCACGCATGGTGAAACTCCACCACCGCCACCGCCACCAAAGGTGATGAGGTGACGACCCAGTTCGCACAACAGTTCGGTCACTTAAAAGCAGGAAACCGTTACTTAATCGTTATCAAATAAGGTATTACCTAATTCGCTATTTAATTGGCTATCCACTACCCTCAGACCACAAGGCAGTCACCCGATTGCCTACCCACACGAAAAGGAAACCCACTCCTAATGATTGCTCTATTAGTAGAAACAGAAACAAATGAGGGCAAGGCGCAAAGCCTTATCGCTCCTCTCAAAAATGAGGTGGTGTGTTATCACCGCCTCTCAAACGGAAGCCGTGGTCGTGGTCAAGCTTGGAAACAGACTTGCTTAGATGAACTACCACTAGACATGGTGACTTACATGCCAGTCGCCGTGCCACTTACTTACAAGGACATTGAGGGCTTGGCAGTCGGTCAGATTACAACCCTTGCCGTCAAAGCCATGACCGCCTTAGAACAAACCAGTCCTGTCGAGCCTGTGGACACACACCGAGCCGTAGTCGCTGACCTAACCCTTCGACTAATCGCAGGTGACATGACACTTAACTCCTATGTCAAAGACGGTCGCCGTAACAGTCCTGTAGTGCTAACTCCACTAACCAAACCTGTCGAGCCTGTTAGGGAAGTAAGCGCAGAGGCACATAAACAGCAGGAAGCACCAGTATTGGTTGGAGCAAGCCCAGTAATTATGGAACTAGCAACTATTCCAACATTAGATTGGTCTAAGAAATACATAAACAGAAAAATAAATGGGCTTATCGAATACGCTATTTATGACAACGCCATGACCAACAACGAGAACATACTAATCATGGGTCACGCAGGTAGCGGAAAAACTATGTCAGTCTTGGGATACGCAAGCACTCGTGGCTACCGCTATTACAATGTCTCTAGTCATATTGGCTTAGAGCCAACCCAGTTATTCGGTTCATGGATACCAACCCCTGACGGACACTTCCGTTGGCAAGACGGTCCTGTAACAGACTTGGTAAGAAACGGTGGAGTGCTACTTCTCAACGAAGTGAACTTCATGCCTGAGCGTGTCACCACAATTCTGTTCGGCTTACTTGACGACCGCCGTGAGATACAAATTATGGAAAACGGTGGTGAAGTTATCAAGGCTCACAAAGACCTCTTGATTATTGCTGACATGAACCCTAACTACAGAGGAACTCGACCAATGAATCAAGCTTGGGTAGATAGATTTCACCATAAGTTAGATTTCCCATACGACCACTCTATCGAAAGCAAACTAATCAAGAACAAAGCGTTGCTAGAAATGGCTACCAAACTCAGGGAGTTATCTAACAAGGGCGACCTTGATACTCCTATCTCAACTCGTGGTCTAGCCAACTTTATTAAGAACGCTACCAACCTAAACTTGGACTACGCCGTTTCCTCTTATGTAAATGGCTTCCTTGATGAGGAGCGAGAAGCAGTCAAACTTGTATTAGATACATACAAGCCGAACATTGGTGTAGAACTTGGCATTACTGTTGAGGTAGCACCAACTCAGGTAGATGAGGTGGCAATAAATGGCTAAAAGAACATTACGAGAACTCACCGCTCAACTATCTTGGCAAGAAGTAGATACGGAGTGGAACGCATGGTTGCGTGAGAATAACCCAACTTATCGTGAGAAAAATTATCAAGAACTTGATGAACTTGCTAAGTCCTCAGGTGTTGACATAGCAACCTTGCGTGAACAGAACCATGAGGAGTATCAAGCCCTTCGTGAGGAGTTCCAAGAAACCCTCAAAGAAATTGCTGAGGACAAGCAACAGAAACTAACTGTCAAGAATAACTTGTTAGATAGTTACTGCGCCGTGTATCAGAAAGCCGACCGTATCTTGACAGGTGGCTTGGACATTGAGGTTCGCATTGGAACACCAGCAGACGGAGTGGAAGCCCCTGCTTGGAATGACGGTAAAGTTATTTCTTTTAACGAAAGTATTATTAACGGCGTTGATGAAAATACTTTAATAGGATTACATGGGCTTAACTTCCATGAAGTCGCTCATCTCCTCTATTCACCCCGCATTGGTTCAGACTTAGGTGCGTGGGTCAAAGAAAACAATTATCAAACCAGTTTTAACATACTAGAGGACAACCGTGCCGAAACCTTCTTGGTAACTAAATACCCTGCTACTAGAAACTTCTTGTTAGCAACTCTTGGGGAATACATTATTAGGAATAGTGGTGAACGACTTGGCGATAGTTTTATCTTGTTAGCGGGTCGTAAGTATTTCTCATACGATTGTCGAACCAGTATTGGCAAGCTTTATGCTGAGAAGCACGGACTAGAGCAAGCAAAGAAAGTCTATTACTTAATAAATAAATACCGCACTCTAGTATTTCCTCGTGACTACGCTATTGCCAAAGAAATAATTACAGAGTTCAGTCCATTAGTTCCTGAGGGAACAGATACACCAAACGGTTGTGGCTCTCGCAGTCCACTAAAGAACGGTCGCCCTGAAACAGGCAAGGAGCAGGAAGCACTAAACATAAGCGACCCTGAAACCGACCCCAACCTAAACCCTGAGGACAAGAACCACTCACACGGACACGGTGGCAACGATGAAACAGACTTGCCTAAAGCAGAGCAAGCGGAACGCCAGCAAGACGCATTGGATAGATTGACTGATGAGGTCAACCGTGCCAAGAATAATAGTGATGTAATAAATAAAATTAAGGAAACACAAAAGTCAATTAGTAAATCAAATGCTAATAAGACAATTCTTACAAAGCAGAACGCTCCCCTCAAAAGTCCTACGGGCGGAGATGTAGCAACGGTCAGAGCGTTCGCAACAGAACTAGAACGCTTACGCATTGAGGCAGACCCAGCATGGGGATTGGAGAAGCCAAGTGGTCGCCTTAACAAGAAGCGAGCCATGAACGCAAACATAAATGACATAAACAAACTGTTCGACCGTTGGGAGCAGGGCAACGACAACCACGAGATTGAGGCAGTCTTGTTAGTAGATAAGTCAGGCTCTATGTATCGTGACATTGACGCAGTATCCCGAGCAGGTTGGGTGATTAAGCGAGCCATTGAGAAAATACAAGGTCGTGTAACTATCTTGTCATACAACCACAATTCCAAAGTTCTCTATGACGGTGATGAGAAAGCCAAGTCTGATTACAAGTCACTCGACTGTAGTGGTGGAACTAATCCTCACTTCGCATTGGTAGAAACCGAAAGAATTATGAAGGCAAGTATCAAGCCTACCAAGCTTGTTATTATGCTTACTGACGGTGGCTTCTATGAAGGTGATGAAATAATCCAACGCCTTAACGACATGGGAACAACTACTGTAATGGTATTTCTTGGTGAGCCATACATGCCGATAGAGCAACTCTCTCATGGAGCGCAGGTATTCAGGGCGATTGCTGACCCTAGAGGGCTTGTCAAAGTCGCCAAAGACATTGTGCGGAAACGCTTGCGTTCCTCTCGCTGATAGGCAATAATCGCCCCTAACACAAAAGTTAGGGGGGGTTATGCCCGATACTGTTTATTGTGACGGTTGCTATCAAACCGTCATTACCACTAATAAAGGAAACTGTCCAACCTGTTTAACAGACTTCTTTCTTTATGATTCTGTTGATGAAATAAAAAGCAACCACGAATTGTGGGAATACGAACTACACTCAGACCGAGATAACTAAGGAGCAACCATGCCAAAATACAAAGTAACACTAGAAGCACTAATAACGGCACAAGATAAAGACCAAGCGACCAACGCTCTGCTAAATGGTGATGAAGAACTTGTTGACGCCGTGTGGGTAATCAGCACAGAGGAAATTACTACTTTAACATTAGAAAGCGAATAACCCTGCCTACCCAAACTTTGATGGCGGCCAAAGCCCTGGAGCTATCGAAAAGCAGGGGAGTAGTAACTGTAATAAACAAATACATAAATAGAGAGAGGAAATAGCAAAATGACAACTGAACATTTCTTTGTAGTTCGTTACACGGAAGGTGAGGGGTGGTCTTGGGATACGGACACAGAGAGCGCAAACTTCCCTGACGGCACAATTTACTATCCCGAACTAAACAAATGGGAAAAATCAGGTAGCATTTTTAACTCTGACGAACTAACATACGAGAGAGATGAAACCGCTAGTCAGCAACTAGGGCAGGCAATACGGATAATGAACGGAACAAACTAATGGACAAAAAATACAGGTTCGAAGTGGAGTTCAGCCACGGCGGGACACCAACGTCAGAACAATTCAGGACTATGCTCGAACATCTGATAGCATGGTATACAGTCGGCTCGTCTGACGTGAGAGTAACGACTATTCCTTTCACTAAACAAACGGTGAGAGAGTTAGACGGAGTAAGCTAAACTAAACAAGACCTCTTGTAAAGGAGAGATAAATGGTAGACAAATCACATTACTACTTTACGGTTTCAAAGAACATGGAAAAGAGCGGTGCATGGCTTTCCGAGTTTGTAGCAAAAGACCGTGAAGGCAAGATTACAAAACAAGGTTGTAGCGCATGGACAACAAGTGCTAAGGCAAAGAAGTGGTGCGCTGAACAAATTGGGAGAGGAAGGTTGACTTGGGAGATTACGGCGTCAAACCCTGAAAACCAAAAGCCAGTAAGCATGAGAAACCATACTGAGGTGCGTGCATAATGCCAACAGAGATAATCCCAAATCCTGATTGGGGCAGACCCTCACCTAGTATTGAAGATGACGATGTCTATGAGTTCGAAGAAGAAGATGATGACTTTGATGAGGACGAATAGTGAGAGAGTTATTTAATATTTTAATGATGTATCAAGAATCTTTGATAGCCCTTCTCTTATCATTAACAGCTTTATTATTTAATTAAACTAACAAATAAGCCCCGCAGTTTAAGGACTACCGAGAGTAGCCAACTGCGGGGCTTTTTGTTTTTTAAAAAGAGGTGGGGCCCTAGCTACCCACTAACTAGGGCCCCTTTGGAGAGAGAGGTAATTGCGGTATTACCCTATCACACTATTTGTCAATTACTGAATTAGCGACTCTATCTCGCATAAGCTTAAGTGAAGCAATTTTATCTGGTCTAAACCCAGACCAATGGACATTTCCACTTACCACTACTGGAGTGTATGAATACCCAAGAGACTTAACAAGTTCGTAGGCGTTCTCATCAGTACTCACGTCAACGGTAGAGTACGGAATACTATCCCTGTCAAGATACTTTTTAGTAGCGTCACAAGCAGGGCAATCTGGTTTTGTGTAAACAGTTACAGTCATCATTTATTCTCCTTCTTAATAAAGCTTATCTCACAAGCGTCTGTTGTGCAATAAGCCTCTCCAATTGCATCGGCGGCCAGGCCAGCATAGACGCCAGCAAAATCAATTGGCATTAACTTAAATACATACTCCTCATAATCCTGTTTTGTTATTTGAGTATAAGGCATTTGTGGGTAAATAGTATTTCCCATAGGAAGGAAGGAGACTGTCTTCAGCTGGCCATCAAACATGTGCAGCACAGTTCCTACATGCTCTCCCTCGGTCTCTTGATTGAACGAAACTGTAACTGAAACTGAGTTATCGCTCCAATGGCGTTGAGCCATAGAAGCCAACGACATCTTCTCAAAGATAGTTACATCTTTCTCAGACCTTTTAGCCATAGACTCTACTGGGAAGAACACAACAGAAGTAGTGTTGGGAGATTCACTTGCTGGCTCAACAGTATAGTTAGCCATAGTGAATAGGGGAAGCATTGGGTCTTCATTACTAAACCTGATTGCTCTTAAGAAGTATTGACCGCCTGGAGTCCAATGAACTCCTGGAGATTCTCCAGCCAAGATTGACACAGTTCCCGAAGGCTTTACTGTTGTCATCTTAATTGATTCACGGATACCGAGCCACTCTGAGTAAAGCTTGTCATACCCTTGAATAACTGAATAGCCTGTGTCCATCCATTCACGAAGGACAGGTACACCTTTTCTGTCAGCAAAGTTAGCGATACCAGAGATAGAAGTTCCTATACGACGGTTACGTTGCATGATTGCGTTGGTTTCTTCCCAATGAGTTGGGAGAAGCGTAACAGTCTTGGCGTATAGATAGGCAAACTTAAGAGTTCTCTTAAAATCTTCAAGACTGTCATGTCTATTTAAATACGTTTCTACAAGTGTGCAACACTCAAATGATTCTAAAGACTGTTCAGCACAAGGATTGTAACCAGCGGCTCGCCAGTCTTTATTGTTAGGTGGGTCAATAAGGCGACCATACTTGCGAGTTACGTCCATCCAAATAACTCCAGGTTCTCCGTTTAACCTAATGCCATCAACAATTTTAGACAAGTCATCGCCAACGCCTACCTCTACAGAGTTGTTGGACATCCAAGCCCACCCTGGATTCTTAGGGTCATAGGAGTTACGCTCTGGAAATACCTCAGCGTTCTTAAGATTCAAGAAGTCCTCGTCATCAACCTTACCAAGCAAGAGCTCAGCTGAGCGGCGTACGTTGCCCGACACAACGCAAACTCCTATTAAATTTCCTATATCAGCAATATCAATTCGGGTTAAAGTATTTCCTTCTCTGCTATTAAACAGTTTATTAATAGACTCGTGAAGTCTCTTCAGCGGCCCCGGCCCAGCAGCTGTACCTCCAAATGTTTTAATGGGTTCCCCAGCTAGTCTAATTTGCGAATAATCGAATTTAGGCATTGGTTGTTCAGGTTTTAAATATGAGTTTAGTAATTGGCTTAGTGAATCAACCCAACCTTCTCTGGTATCCGCAATCACTGTCTCGGCATCTGAAGCCAACGGCTTGTAAATAGTAAACTCTTTGTCTGCGCCTTTGCTGTCAAATCCCACTCCAACACCTAGCATGCTGGCTTCCATTAAAACGCAAATGGTTTTGCTGGGTTTAGTTTAGTCATCTCACTTGTGGACACAAATGCACAGTTCTGCAAAGCTGCACTGTTCTTTTGTTCGTTAACTACTGGTGTGCCCATCATCCACAGACCTCGGCCTGGGGGTGTCCACTTAAAATTAAACAATCGGTCAAAGGCTTCTTTAGCAGAGGCTTGTGCCTTTGAATCGTTCCAAGGAAGTCGGCTAGACTTGCAGTGGTCCTTCTGTAAGGAATACATGCCGTTGACTATGCGCTCGCATACATCAACCCAAGTCTCTTTGGTTCCATCTTCTTTTAATCTAGAATAAGTTCGAAGGAAAGTTACCTCTCCTACCGAGTTACCTGCCGCATCTTTATAACCCCAAGGGACTGGCTTTGCTCGGTATCCGTCTACGAACTCGTTTGCTAATTTAAAAGAAAATGCCATTTCAATTCCTATTCTCGTATGTGTGTTGTGAATACAAAACCCCTGTGTGTGAGTTAGGGGGAGTGTCTTAGTCTACCTTTTTGGGAAAACTAAAACTGGTTCAGTTGGTTGTGCTTCTTCGTTCTTCTTCGTTTATAGCCATATCTAGAGCTAACCAATAGCCAGCTCCATCAATACGATTATCTTGTTTAGACTTATAAGACTCTCTAGCAAGTTTAACGCCGTCCATACAAAGTGCGACTTGTCTGTAGGTCACTTCGTATCCTAGTATCGCTGACCATATCTTTGCAATACGAGTGAAGTTATCTAGGGGGTGGTCGTACGCATTATTTCTATCTCCAGTAACTAATCTAGTTGCCTCATCTAGTATGTTTTTAGGACTACCCTGTTCCATATTGTTTTGGTCGTTCATAGTTACTACGAGTTCTCCTTGTCTGTGTCCGTAATCTGCTTAATAATCTCGTTAGTTTTGCTTTCGTTTAATCCTTCATTTGGTAATTCTCGAAGAGTTTGAGCCCTGTCTCCGAAGATGGCAGATAGTACTCCACCAGCTCCTTGACGCTCTACAGTCATACGAATAAACTCTCGTGAGTCGTCCAAATCTTTAATAGTTTTTAACATTTTAAAGAATCTGTCCATCTCTTGTCCGACGTTTGGGTCGGGGTATCCGCCGTTCAAATCTTCGCTAAACTTAGCGAAAGCCACTCTTTGGCCCTGCATTTCAAGTAAAGCGTTAATCAAAGACTTCAACTGCTCTTTAGTTTTAACCTCTACTGGTAAGTTAAAAGCACAGGTGTTTTGTGGTTTAAAAGCAGGGCAGTTAGCTGCAACAAAGCACGTATCGCATACACGCAAACTAGTGCTATTGGACCTTAGTGTGGTGACATCTTTAATAACCATGTTGCCGTCATCATCGGGTTCAAGTACTCTCTGAACCTCTACTCCAAGCACGGGTAAAACACCCATTTCTTCTGGTTTACGTTGTTCAAGTTTCCGCATACCAACCCCCCTCGGAGTAACTTCAGCAGGGGGTGTTTCCGCATTTTGTTGGGGTACTAGTTCATCACTCATAGTTACTACGTTCTCTCCTAATCGACGATGCCAATCCTCGTATTGTTGGTAAGACCAAACAGCAAGCTTTGATATTTCTACTGCGTCGTCTGCCAGTATCCTATCGAAATCTAGACCAGCCCGCTCGTATATGGACTTGTATCTAGGGCGTGATTGTTCTTTCATACGCTTAGGATAACGAAGCAGTTTTGTTCCATCCCAAACAATCGTTTCTCCACGCATCATGGGGGATAGCCAAGAAAGGGTGCTAGCGGTCTCTACAGGTACCTGTCGCAGGTTGTCTGGCTTGGCGCTAGCCAAAGCATGGAAAGTAGTTCCGTGTATGGTACTGAGTCGCCTAGTCTTTGCTGACAAACTGGTTTCATTTTCAATTAAATTTCCAGGCAAAGCTACGTTTAAATACCGAACTGCAAGGCTCTCTAAGTCCTCTCCATGCCATACAGGCCAGAACTTTTCCTCTGGCACATCGGACCAACTGGTAACTCGCTGCTCGTCTATGAACAACTGGGTAAGCTGTGGGTGGTCTACCTCAGTAAACCCCTCAATCCTGTCTAAGTTCTCAGCTACAAACGCTTCGTAATCAGCTGCAAAGTCAGCTAACTCAGCTTGAAGGAAATCTCGTTTAAATGGTATTCCAGCATTTAAAAAAAGCCTGACGTTGTCTGGAAAATAATTTTTTAGCTCGTATTTTATCGTTTTAGGCATGCCACGTCTTTGAAGGCCCCAGAAGCTGACTCCCATGCAGCTAGCTCCAGCTGCAGTCAAAATAGTTCTATTGCTAGGAACCTCTGCACCTAAATAAACTATGTTCATATACGTGGGTCCTCGGCAATAAGCTGAACCTGTCTATCTAGCTCGCCTTGAATGTCTTCCCAACTACGTCGTCCTTCACGCCCATCTGGTCTAAACTTGTGACTTAAGTACTTAGGGTGTAGAAATAGAAATACTCTTATTCCGTTTTCTATACATAATTTAGCCAATTCTAAATCAGAGGTAATTACTAAAAATATAGGGCCTTGTGCTTGAAGTTTTTGGACTTTAGCAAAATCTTTTTTATCTGGTTCTACGCTTTCTAAACCAGTATTGTCAATAAAACCATCTAACTCTGTAAACCTGTGTTCTCTACACCATCTAGATGCTTCTTTTTCATCATCTACGCCTAATACAACTTTAGTTCCGTTGTTTAAAGCTCTGTAAACAGAAATACCTTCAAAAATTGGTACTTTAGTATCGGTTCTTAAAACACCGTCCATAAAACATATAATTGACACCGTTTGTGCTCCGAATTCTTTTTCGTTTAACTGCGGTTAATACGTTGTGAAGCTGCCCTACGAATAAGAACGTTAGCGTCTGCTAACTCTGAGCCGTATGTTTTTTCAGAAAAAGTTTTAAAATCCGATTCTTTTAATTCTTTTAACTTTTGTAATCCTTGAACAATACCAGACCGTTTACCAGATTGCCAACGGTAGTTAAACCAATCACCGTATCCTTTTCCAGACTCACTGAATGCGTGTTTTCTTCCAGAGTGTATATCTTCATAAAGACCAACAGCCTGGGTCAACGCGTTCTCTCTTTCTCTTGAGGCGTTTACTCTAGCAGACTCGTTAGAAGATTGTTCTAATTTAGACATTGATGCGCCGTAGCGTTTTAGAATCTCAATCGCCATGTCTTTGTCTCGTTGTGTTTTTTGTTCCCAAGATGGGTCTACTACGAGTTCTTCTGTGGTTGGGGCAACAACCCACGCATCGTCAGTTAGTGAATAGGCAGCATATGGTTTTAAATCCAAAATATTTGGTTGGATGTTCACATAAAAAGTTAACTCGAACACTCCCATGAAATTTGCGGTTTCTGGATAAATCTCTTTTCTGAAACCCTCATTGAACATTTGGGAAATCTCTTTATTGCTAAATCTAGCGTAGTCTTCATTAGACTGACGGAATCCTATGAAGTCCACACCAACAAGGCAATCTAGGTCTGCAGGTTCTCTGTGAGCGGCCCATTGGTATGAAACACCAGAACCCGCTAACCAAACGTGCATCCATGACTCAGAGCCCGTAAAACGGGAGTTCACATGATTAAATAGTATTTGAAGGATAGAATTTCTAACCTTAGGGATTACTTTCCCATTTCTAAACAATCTAGGGTCTAATCCCGCAGAAGGCCTGCTAAAAAACGAGGTCTCCGCAGGTTCTAGCATGTTTAATCGTCCTCGTCTTCGTCTGGGTCATCAAGATGATAACGTTTAGCTCTTGGTTTAAAGTTTATATTATATTTAGTTGTTTCTTCTGGTCTATCTTTATTTATTCCAGAAACAAATCCGCAATCGGTGTGGGCTTCAACAAATCTTGAAGATAACAACCATAACGCAGTTTCATTTTCATTTTGTTCCATTTGCAATGATGCACCACAAGTGCAAATCATTTCTACGAACATGGCGAACCCCCTGTCGTTACAGTTTACAAGATTTTAGATTTGGCGTCTATCCAAAGCATCTCGCACTGAGGCCCCTACGCGCTGGCTATCCTCACCCCCAGTTTGCTTCAAATGTTGGGAAACAGCCCATGCAAGCTCTTGAGTACGTATCGCATCCCCAATCTCTTGACAGCCTTGCTTAATGTCTGTAACTACAGCCTGACGGTCTACAGCCAGAGGGGTAGTCAAATCAGTTACAGCTTTCCACACTCCGCTATCTAGTTTAATTAGTAAGAACGCAGTAACTCCAGAACGTTGAACCATCTCTGTATTATCAGTATTAGGTGTTTCTACTTCTTGTTCTTCTGTCACTTGTATAGTCCCTTCGACTCATGGTGCTTGGTCATATTAAACGATTTAACTGGACAAAAATCGCATAGATATATCTTAGGGCCTGTTGGAGTTGAAGACAACCCCGCATCTGCTCTGTCTTTAGCAGTTCCTGGTTTTAATACTTTCTTTTCTGACTTGTAGTCAGGGCACTGACCCTTAGGCCTATTATGTTGTCCGTAGCAAGCCATAGCGTCTTCTGCAAACTGCATCTTAGTTGCATAAAATTGGGTTCCAAAAGCGTCTAATCCAGACGAACCGCCACCTTGTATCTGTTCGATAACTTGTGGTCTCATTTTCTCAGACATCCAAATGACGGCTGGTACGTTGTATAAAACACCTATATGGTCTGCACCATGGCGCTCTACTGTTATCTCTAAAAGTACGTTACTTGGGTCTTGGTCTGCTGAAGGAAGTTCATCAATCGTTTTACAGGTACGACAAACTAATAGTCTAAAATGGGGTTCTTGTTCAGCTCCACCGTCATTTAAAGTAGACAGGTCTAAAACCATTTGATGCTCCTAATCGTAGAACGTGTAGCCTATCAGATAAGGCTAGTTATTTCGTATTCTTTTTAGGTTTCTTTAAAACTGAGTAATATCCACCAGCGTGGATTCTTAAATCGTTTGGATTAGTCTCACCAAGTTTATCTAACTTAGCTGCGGTTGCTGCTTTGTCGTCCCCAACTGTATGTTTGTACACATCTCGACCTTCAAACTCTGGTCTGTCAGGGATGTTTTGTAGTTTTTTAGGCGCGGCCACGTTTTGTACCCACGTCAGAACGGTCTCCACTCATAACGGTTTCTGGGCGGTCTTTATATGTTGCTCCAGCCTTATCTCCAGAAGCTGTACAAGAAGGGCAGGTTACATCTCCCTTTGAGGATTCCATAGATACAGAACTACCGCAACCTGGGGTTTGACAAGCTAATCTAGTTACACGTCGACTATCAATTACGCCTTTTTGAAGCGCTTTTCCAATTTGTTTACGATGTGCTTCTTTTTCAGGTCCAGTGCTTCTTTCAAAACGATTTTGTGCCTGTTGAACAAATCCGTGCTCACGTTCAGTTAGGTTGCGTAGAGGTCCAGTGTCGTCAGCAGCAGCACGGACTCTTAGATTGTTCTCTACTTTAGAACCCTTTTCTTCTTTTGCAATCATTCGTAAATCTTGTTCAAATACGCTATCAGAAGCTTCTCGCTTTGCGTTTGCAACTTTATTTCCTTTAGCCACTACAGCGCGTACTTCTTGTTCGCTTTGAGTTGGAAGTTCAATTTTTTTAAATTGCGCAGATACTGGCTTCATTATTTTGCTTTCTTTACTACTTTAACTGATGGCATTGGGTCACGATAATCGTTTGCTACGTCTTTACCAGTATTTACCCATGGGTCATTCTTTGCTGCTTCATTTTTTTCTTTTGCTGCAGAAACGGCCTTTCCTAAAACGGCTAAGCCTTCTTTGCTAGAATTAAATTGACTCTTACTTGGAATCACTTTGTTGCTCCATCCTTACCTTCGCCAAATTCGACTGCACGACGAACTACGTTTTGATGCTTAGATGTAGACGAGCTATATTTAGTGCTTGGCACGTGCCATCCAGCTTTCTCAGAATACCAAGCAATTGGTGTCTGGTACGAGTTAACTACGTACTCAGGGTTATGCTCTTTAAACTTTGCTGCTTCATCTTCTGGCAAACGACCTAGCCCTGTAGAAGAACTACCGCCTGAAAAGTTAGATGCTTTGAAAGGCTTTCTATTAAGAATGTGCTCTCCAGCATTTCTTTGATTGGCGCGGGCTGGCTTTGCCATATTAAGCTCCTGGGTTTACTTTGTTAGGAGCCTCTGAATTAATAAAATCATAATTCATATAAGGATTTAAACCTGCACGGTTTTGAACAACAATCTGGTCGCCCATACCTGGGGCTACAGTTGTGTTTGGACGACGCTTACGGTACTTACCGTCTGTTGCGCCTTCTAACATATCTGCGTTCTGTGAACGTGAGTTATTGACTGTCATGTTTACCTTTCTTAAGCCATTCTGTTAGCAACTGATTTAGCTGCTTTCTTACGGCCACATGGTTGACATAGGGTGGATGATAAAGATTGAACTGGATTTAATAGGGACCCGCAACTTCCGCATGGAACTGACCCGTTGTACACGGATAAACTTTTACCGGTTACCGGGTCAAGCACGTAGGGCATGCCTTCGCCTTGGTCGTCTAAATACGTAATTGTATTTTCCATAATCCTATTTTATACCTGTCCTAGGGTGTTTCGACTGGTGGACTCAGTAGTGTTTGGCTGCTGAGCATAATCAGTTCTTTCGTAAGTCCTGCTAGTAAGCTCAACGATATCCTCAATACTGTATTCCGTGTTCTTATACCCAAATCTAGGTGGAAACATCTCTACCTGAGGCAGGGGTGGGCGTACGTATTCTTGAATCTCTTCAGCCGTCATGTTAGCTACTTCTAAAGATTGAGTTAATAGTCTTTCTTGATTACTGGCAAATGGGCCAATATATGCTTGAGGAGGATACGCAGCTTTACCAGCCGCTATCCAAGGTCTGTTAGTAGACCATGGTCTTTCTCCATATACTCCATCAGGTGTATTTGGCATTAATTCCACCCAGGCTTTAATCTAGAAATTTGGT